TTTTGTTTTTTTAATTCATTTAGAAAATTAAAATTGTTTTTAAGTTCGTCATTATAATTTTTATCTGCTTGCTGCATAGCTTGCCTTTTAAAATTAGCAAATTTAAATTGATTTTGCCCTTGCATAGCAGCATAGCGTTGACCCATCATACCAATTTTTTGTCCTTCTAATCTTTCCATAGCTTTACCATGCTCATATGCATTATTTATTTGCTGCTGTTGAAGTTTGTTTGCCATTATGTTATGCACATGCCCCATAGCAGTAGTCTCATCGCCTTTTTCTAATGAAACTTGATATTTGGTCATTTCAATCTGCATTTGATTAGCTAGACGTTGTGATTCACGAGCCATCTTGTCTGTATCAGCTAATGAAGCAGCATACGACGGAGAAGCCGCAGCAGCACTGCGCAATAACCCAGCAAAACCTTGGTTACCAGGTTGACCAGGACGTGAAGCTTCGGCAGCCATATTAAAACCAAAATTCATCAGGGCTTTACGACCACCTTCTGCTTTAATATTTTTAGCTTCACCTACTTGTTCTTCAGTTAATTCTTTAATACTCTTAATAATGTCAGCATTGCCTTTACTCAGGTCACCGTAAACACGTTTGTAAATAGACTCAAAGTCTTCAGCTTTAACACCCATACTTTCAGCAGCTCTACGGGCTTCGCCAAATGAAGGCGCGTGTTTGACTATATCTTTTAAACCATTTTTATCAGTAGGTTTTTTCCAAGCAGCTAAAACATCTTCTGCTTTAGCATTACTTCTTGGGACGTAAGCAGACATGTTATCTTTTTGTTCTTGAGTTGTTTTTTCTTTCTTTTCTTTGGTCTTAGCGCCTTCATTAAGAATTGCAGATGCAAATGCAGTGTCGCTACCAATATCACCTAATAAAGCATCACGGGCTTCTGGATGTGCTTCAAGATAACGTGCGCTCATATCAGAAAGCGCCATGCCACCACCAATTACTGGGCCTGCGGCAGGAGACATATAAGTAGATCCTGCGCTACCAACTGTTCTTGCCGCCGCAGTAGGAGTACCACTAAACATGCCGGAAGGTATTTTAGATATAGCAGCTTTACCCATTTGATAAAGTGCTGGGGCAGTAGCTGCTAGATAAGCAAGCGGTCCTAACCCACTAGACTCTTCGCCTTTATCACCACCGCCTGCAAACGCAACTGCACCGCCTTCTCTCATGCCACGGTGTGCCATTTGGCGAAAAGATACGGCTTGTTGTGCCGCTTGGAATTCAGCCATAGATGTAGGATGTTGTAAGATTTGCTGTAACTGCTCATCAGATAAGCTATCCATCATGTGATATATTTCACCTGCGGATGGATCAGTAATATCACCACCCTTGTCGAACTTTTTTACTTCACCACCTTCCTTGAAGCTGCTGATATAACCACCGTCTTTCTTATTCAAAGCGGCGGCAGCACCAATACCTAAACCTGCTACTTGTCCTAGCATGCTTCCAGGAGACTGATACACAGATGCAGTCTGGTTTGTCATAGGCAATCCACGAATCATGTTCTGCATGAAGTTCAATTGCTGATATGGATAGTTCTGGTAGTTCAAGAACTGTTGTTGCTGTTGGTTCAGTCCGTTTTGAACCTGTTGTTGTTGTTGTCCACCGTATTGGTTTTGCAACTGATTAATGCCCATGTTCTGACCATACTGGGTTTGACCAATATTAGCCAAATTAGTAGCTGCTTGATTAGCAGTCTGTAAACCTTGAAGCCCTAGTCCTGCACCAAACTGTTGTTGTTGGGCGTTAAGCTGGTTCTGTGTATTGTATTGAGTTTGTGCTTGGTTGTATGCGTTGTACTGGTTTTGTCCTAGGTTACGCTGAAGATCAGCGTTGGTCTGTGAATTCATAATGGCTTGACGACCGCCGCCAAATGCACCGCCTAATGTGGCTTGCGCATTATTTTGTGCATTTTGAATACCTGCATTTCTGTATGTCGCTGCATTTTGAACATCCAAAAAAGGGTTCAACATGCTATTGCCTGTTACATTACCCTGTGCATCTCTAGTAGTAGCGTTGCTGTATGCAGAATTAAAATCTGATGGCTTGTATGTGTATTGCGCATTCAACCCGCCAAGTCCAGCCATACCCGCCAAACTAGTTGCATCTTGCAACTGGGGCGCAGAAGTCATTTGTCCAGCATAATCATAAGATTGTTGTTGCAATGGAGAAAACTGTGCAACTTGCTCGCCCGTGTATGGCTGATATGGGTTTTGATCGTAGCTTGTAAGCGCCTGTGCACTGCCGAGAACATCTTGCGCAAATGGCGCTACTTCAGGGGCAAACCCGATTTGATTCTGCGTTATTTGTACTGGATCGGCCATGTCGGCTCCTTATGCGGGAAGGTATTTATCAGCGCGGGTATTTTTGGCAATCTTGCCTTTACCCACGGTCTTGCTTCGTGCAGATTGCACGCGGTCCATCATTGCGTAGAGTTTACGCGCACCCGCTTCGGTTGACCCATTTCCTATTTCAGAAACGATACGAGCAGGGACTACAAATTCGCCATCAGCCAGCCGAGCAGGCTGCTTGTTTCCGATGGTTGCAGGGATTGAATCAGATACGCCATCCCCGGGGCCACGTAATAAACGTCCACCATCAGAATAACCACCAAGATTATAATGAGCTTGGCCGCCAGAAGCCATAGCTGACATAAGTCCACCATTTGCATCACCGGCCCCTTTATTGTAGTAGGGATTATCTACCGGAACACCATCTTTGTAAACTTTTGCATACTTAGAAAACTGTTTTATTTCATCAGCAGTTGGAGCGCTAAAATTAGAATAAGTATTTTTAGCTTTTGTAGCGGGTTGAGTTTTTGTAGCCGCGTATGAACCCAAACCACTTAAGTAATCGTATGCAGCTTTAGACCCACCTGTATTTTGATAAGTTTGTGTTGGCTTTAGCACTTGGCCTAAATGCCCACCACCAGCAGTATATGCTTTGGTTAACTCATCCATACCCGAGAATCCACCATAAGGGCGGCCGGGAATGTTTGGCTGAACAGTTCTAGAACCATCGGCGTTAAATGTTACATCGCCGGGGTTGTTTTGGTTGCCGTAAGGATTGGCTGTACCCGCAGGTGCGTTTGTTCCAGAGTTTGTTGGTAGCACTGTTTGGGTTACATTGCTTGTACCGGGTACAGGCGCGGTTGCATTTGTTGGCAACCCAATTGATATACCAGAATAAGATGTAGTTGCAGGAGTAGGTGTTGTAGTTGTAGTAGGCGTTGCTTTTACCGCGTTATAACGCTTATCAACTTCATTTTGGCTAAGTCCTGTAGCAATAGATATGTCTTTGGTAGAAATATTATTCTTATCCATAAAAGCTACCCACTCTTTATCCGAAGGAGTAACATTGTCAGTTAAAGGATCAAATTTTAAAACTTTATCCGCTACCTGATATGCTTTTGCCACAGTATCTGAATTCCAATAGTCCCCAGTTTTACCAAAATTAGGGTTAACTGCTTTTTGTGCTGTTGTATATGCAGCTGGCATTACATTTTCTCTTATTAGGTTTTGATATGTACCTAATGTGCCTGAACCATTTTGTGTTGCGGTAGGATCAGAATAGTTTGTTGCTAACCCAGCAATGTAATTATTTACAGCTCTAGGATCAGCATTGTATTGTGCTTCAGCCGCAGCTAAACCGCCAGGGGTTTGTAACACCGCAGCGTTTTTAGGATCAGCAAAAAAGTTTGCGTAATCTTGGTTTGAGTAATTTGAATAAACAGGCGTATTTTTAGGGTACAAAACATTTTCAGTATTTTGTAACATATCAAATCCAGTACTGGGAGAAGGAGCAGCACTAGCGTAAGTAGCAGGGTTAGAACTTGCAGCGCCGTAATTTAGTCCTTTAATGTCTCCTGTATACCCAAGTTGTTGAGCAACTTGTGCCGCTTGATCTTGGTTAAGATTAAAACTGTTTACAACATCTTGTGCGCTTGTACCAGGAGCAAAGCCCATTCTTCCAGCGTTAACCGCCGCAGTTACCTCACCACCCCAATCAAAATGCGCAACACCACCTTCAGCCATATTTTGTGGGCCTACACCACTATTAGGATGTAAATCTACCGCAGGTTGCATTTGCGCATAGTTAAACATACCGCCGCCAGCAGCATTGTCTTGCGCCATGCCGCCATCAGCAAACCCTTGGAATTTATCTGCACTAACAGCAGGTAAACGCTCATATCTACCACCCGCATATCTAAACGGATGTATTTGTGCTGTATTTGTAGGAGGTGTAGTAGTTTGAACCATTTGGTCAGCCACTATTGGAGACAAAGCCATTAAACCAGATTTCCAATTATCTTTAGCAAATTGCATTGCCGCACTTGGGCTTGCTGTTGCGGCGGTATAACCTGCAGAAAGTTTATCCCCCATAGAAGCACCAAGCGCTTGTTTTTGTGACTCTAGTGCTATTTTACCCGCTTCCTCACCAAATGCCGGAGTACCCGCTTCAATACCTCTATTGGCCAAAGTACTAGCATAATCACCAACCCCAGCGGTAGTCATTGCGTTAGCACCAGCTTCGGCAAATCCACCAGCCAACCCAGCTCCACCATAAGCACCAAGACCAGCTAATAAACCTTTACCTAAATCTCCAGTACGTGCAGCTTGTAAGCTTCCTACTATGCCAGCAGCCATAAGAGGGCCAACGCCGGGAATAAAAGAAAGACCCGCACCAATAATGGTGGGTAATAAACTATCTAAAATTCCAGCTTCGGGTAGACCTGTATGTGGGTTTACGGTTAATGAGCCACCATGCATCTGGGCAAGCTGCTGTAGACCGCTAACTTCTTTAGGGGTCATGTGAACAAGCATCTTGTCGTCGCCACGACCATGATGCGCTAAATGTTGGGCTGCTAGTTGGAGACTCATATTTTCCCCGTAAATAAGTTAGAGTTTATCATATTAGCCTACTTTCCAGTTGGTTCCATTGGAGAATACAGGCACTGTGTTTGCCCCACCGCCCGCAACTGTTGCATTAAATGTGGTGGTTGATGAATCTGATACAAAAGTTCTTTTGCCCGCACCCAATACAGAAGCGCTCGGCAATGTAGCTACGGTATACACCGTGGATGCCGTACTTGTCAAATCAATCACTATACCCAAAGCATTGTTTAGCTGGTTAAAGTACAGACGCAACACGTTGGCAAACTGATCCTGATACCGACGTTCGTACGCCTCTGTACCCAAAGGCAAATTCGGTACTGGGGGATTGATAAGGGTTTGTTGTACCAAAGTCACCTCCTCCCATCAGGACGAATATCGAGTCTAGGAGCGCCCAACTGCCAAGTCGTACCTACTTTGTTGGACTCCATCTTAAAAATTAATTGTCGGCCACGCACCCGTGTATATACTTCACCTGTAAATGTCTCAGGGTTTGCGTTTAAGTTGATGCTGTATGCCGTATTGGTTCTTGGGTTGTTTGTGCCCGAGCCTGAGTTGTACATGGGTAAAAGCGTCATTGTGGCTTCTGGGCTTGTGCCATCTGTAGAACCTGAAAAAGTTAAATCAGGAAGTACTCTCCACACGAAAGCAAAATTATGCCCATCCCCAATATCAAACTCTGAAGAAGAAATATAAGCATCAATAGCTGTCGCAGTGCCTGTTTCAACATCATCAACACCTGTCTCCTGATTAACAATGTAGTATTTATAGGTAGCCGCTAAAGGAGCAGCTTGTAATCCCGTGTCAAGCCAAGCTGTTCTAGCCATACTGCCGTAATACCAAAGCTTCTCAAGGTAGTTGTAGACTACATAACGATCAACTTCATTGTTATTTTCTGTGCAATAGAACCACCAGACTTCGTTGTAAGCCTCTACGGTGGTGGCAAAAACCTGTTCGTTTTGACCTTGGTTTAAATCTTGGAACACAAACTTACGCAAATCACAATTGAGCGTCTGTACACGACCGTCGTACATATAGAACTTATCTATGCCCATCCAGTACACAATACCAGATGCAATCACAGCGGCATTTGGCCCCATGATGGAGATGTTGTCTCCAAGGAGCTGAGTCTTCCAGTAGAAAGGAGCACCCACATATTGCAGTGAATAAACCGATTGATCCGTGAACACCACAATTTCTTGACGAGTTTGAACCGCAGAGATGATCTGAGAGCCGTGAGACAGCCGAATACTGCCCGCTTGGTTTGTGGCATCGGGTGTCCACTCATAGGGGTTTTCTTGATCTGACCATCTGATAAGCATAGGATCAATGGTGCTTGCCCCGTAATCGTTTGTGCCAAACACAAGAACAAACCGCGAAGTGTCCGACACGATGATGTAGTTCTGCACCACAGGCGTTTGAGCATCGCCAAGCGTAGTCAAGTTAACACCACGGGTAGTAACGCCAGTGCTTGCTATCCAGTAATAAATGCCTGCCCCACGGGGACCAAACAAAAGATTCTCACCAAAGTTGTATTGATTCCAGAGTTGTAGAGAATTGGTGACCGCAACGCCAGAACCCCACGCGCCAAGCCCCCACCCCCCTGCACCCCAACCAACTAAAGGAACAACTATAGCGGGGCCAGTATTGATCTGGTACGCGGCA